CCACTATTAGTAAAATTAACAATTCTAAACATATAAGATTCAAAATCCACATCACGATACATAGTTGATTTAAGACCTTTAGTGATGGTTTTGTGATTAAAATACTTAGAATACAAAGTGTGATAATAACCTTTGTAACCAGGTGAAGATTTAAATACAAGTGAATCAACCCGTCTATCTTCAATATAGTTAATCATATTACGATAAAATCCCAATCTTTCAGAAGTGGCTTCCCAACCTCGGATAGTCTTGGAATTTCTTATTTCACCAAATGCTTCAAAATCACTATAAGCGATATGACTACCTTCATGAAGTGCCAAACCGACAACTTCATCAAAGTTTTTTTCAGTAATTCTTGAACTAATAGTAACAGACTTACCATCAGTAAATGATTCACCACGACCTACAAATCTTACAGGAATGTTTTCACCACTTACGATACGGACAAAGTTTCCAATTGCCCTTTTATGACCAGCAAGACCAACATGGTCTTTCTTGGGTTTTGGTTTATAATCATCATCATCGAATCCAAGTATATCATCGATGGAAGTTTTCCTATCAAACCAAAATGAAGAATAATTACTCATTCGTTTGTTTCCTTTCATTTCTCATTTCACCTAAATATAACACTAAAAACCTATACGAGTCAAGCATTATTTTCACTTTTTTTCACTTTTTTTTCAAGTTTTTTTGCCAACCTAACAAATACCTTGTCAAGAATATCATCTCTCTTCCAGGTAGCAGTGGTGCCTCTACCAAAATTGCACCAATTATTTGTTGTCATATCGAATAACTCAACGTCATGTAAATTCATCGTATTTCCTCTGTTTTTCATATATGAATATACAAAAGAAATAGTATATGAGTCAAGCGTTATTTTTAATTATTTACAACTACAATTACAACCACGTGATTTGAATTTGTCATCTATCCAACATTTACCATAATACATTACACCTAACCAAATAGATATTTCTATTACTTCAATGTATCCAAGACTATTTAATACGCCTACATCCATTTTATACTGGTAAGACCATCCAAGCAGCAACACCAGTTTCAACTAATAAGTCAGCACCAGTATTGTAAGCCCATTTAGATTTTGTTCCATAGGTTTCTTCTGTACCTTCTACGATATATTCAAATACTTCCCATGCCACCCCAATGATGAATACACCCATCACACACCAAAAAGGACTCCAATGTAACCATTGAAATATTTTACATAAAAATGCTCCAGCTGCTATATGATATGATGTCCAATGATCCAATTGTCCACTTGATAATTGCCATTGTACTAAACCATTTAACGGATTATTCATAACTAACTCCCTATTATAAAATCATAAACACGTTCAGCCATTAATCCCACAAAACCAACTCCCATGACACTCCGCCACTTAGTTGTATTCTCTCTAAATTGTGTATTTTGTTTTGTCTCTGCCCATAAACCTTCATGTGGATTGAATAAATTTTCTTTAATAAACTTGATATCATCACGTATTTCTCTCGTGCGAACTTCATGTTGTTCAAGTCTTTCTAGTATAACACTTAAATCTTTTTTGTCTTGTCCGTTCATTTCACTAATAAATATAATTAATTTTACATATCGTTATATTTCCCACGTAAGAAAATACAAACTATATCACCATTTCTTTCAAGTGGCCAACCTTTAAACTTGTAATGACCTTTGGTTTCAAATTGACATCTAAACAAAAACTCGCATCTTCAGATACATTTTCTGAATAGTTGCCAATTTTGACAACTTTGTTTGTAAAATATGGATATTCCAATTCTCTAAATAAATCTGTGTGAATTTTTGTAAATCCAAATCCACAATAATCAACTTCCACCAAATCCGTCTCTGAATTTTGTAATTCATCCACACTTAAAAAATTCATATGGCCATCCTTTAAAAAATCTTCTTCATTCCACCTAGCAACCATCGGCACGTCACCTTTCAAATACCACCCACTACAAAACTTTTCTTTACAATCTATCAAAGTCTGCAAATCTTGTAAAGCAAATACCTGGTCGGAATCTATCCATATAATCCAATCTACCTGATCTATCAAATGATTTGGTTTTTGAAATCCCCCACCAGCAGTAGCTAACCAATTCCTTGCATCATTATGTGTCCTGTTGGCAATAGTAATTATTAAAATGTCATTTAAACTACACCATTTTGACAAATCAATCCATTGTTGGAACAACACCGCCGACACACTTGTATGTGTCGGTATACAAATTACTATTTTTTCTCCCATACCCAAACTGGTTCACAAAATCTACCAGACTTATCTTTAACCATATCAGGTAACCTATTAGATTCACCCGATACAACTGCTGTACCGGCTCCAATTGAATTAGGTCTTGTCGCCATCTCCATACCAATACAACCTATGTAATCTGAATCCCTGTATTCATCTATAAAATCATTCATCGGGTCACATATCTTTTGCCATCCCTTACCACCCATACGTTTTTGTTTCGCCCCACTACTTGCATTCACATCTGATATGTTGATACACAATTTACCACCAGTTTTTAATGTCGGCCACATGTTGTCTATAGCCTTATGTAAAAATTGACTATTCCATTCATCGATAGTTTTATATCTAACCCAACTCTGAGTATCATCATAACTATATCTCTCTACATTAAAATATGGTGGTGATGTAAATATAATATCAAAGGTATCGTAGTATGGTGTAAAATCAAAATCTTCAGCCGCATCACAATGAAACTTAGCGGTCTTCGGAGTTTCAAAGAATGTCAAATTCTTATCGTAGTATCTCGCCTGTTCTTCGTAAATAGGATGGTTCTCTTTTCTTGGGTCTATCCCAACGTATAACTCTGTATTTAAACTTGAATAAAACCCAGCTAACCTATCACCCCATCCCGCACTAAAGTCTAAAACGTTCTTAACTTTGAAGTAATCATACAGGGCCTTAGCAGCGTTAGGTTTGAATTGACTACAGATATATTTTCTCAGGCCTAACATAGTTCTCAATATGGATTTATCTATTTTCTTCATATCCAAAGTATAAGCTGCACCCATCAGAGAAGTCATGAACTTTAACTCACCCCAAGTCCGTAGTGGACCAGGTGATATCGTTCCATCTACTGACCATCTGTTTTCTTGTTGAAAATAGTTAGATGCTTTGTTACCAGTATTTAATCGTTTGATATACCATTGTGAACCATCGTAAGTGATGGGCCAATCATAAGAAGTTTCTGTACGAGCAAACCACTCACCTTCTTTTAGTAAATCATAAACCCAAGTCTTTTTGAGATTAACAAAGTCTTTCCTACAATCATCTTCCGATATATCCATATAAGGTGGTGAATAGTCCATAGCAATCTTTGCAAGACTTTCCTTGACATCATCTTTATTGAATGTCTCTTTTATGTGAGCCCATTGTTCTTCATTGTTATGAAGGTATGCAAGTTGATAAGTAAACTTATTGAAGTGTGGTAGGTACACTATTCTCCAAACAATTCTTTAAAGGCTTGATTGGCTCTTTTGGATTGTTCTGTTTTCTTTTCTGTTTCTTCTTTTTTCACTATTACGGCATCGTGATCACCACGTTTCCACTCATCATATTCAATGTGAGTCGCCATCATATCAGCCTGATGTAGTATGTAAGCGATATTAGTTCTTAATTGTTTATGTGGCATATAACCAATGTAATAACTCTTGTTTGCTTCTTCATACAATCCGTCTGTCAATTTTAACCCAATGTACTCATTGTCTGTCATATTGATACCAAAGTGTTGAAGTAAAAACAATGCCCTGTCAGTTACGGTCATGAACTGTAAGTTAGGATTGTGTTTATAAATCATTCCTTGATTCTTTCTATGCCAATCTGAATCATTTGGTGTGTAATAATCATCAGCCAAATCACCAACCTTACCTAAGTCATGGTGTAGAGCAGCAAATACCAATTCTTCATCCGTGAAATTAATACTGGCTCCATTAGACTCCCACACATCTTTAATCTGTAGTGCTAAATTAGTCACATGAATAACGTGTTCCACGTACCCACCAGCGTGAGCATTATGGAAGTGTTCCTTACCACTAGCTGGTGCCATACACATTCGTTCTTCAAAGTAATGATACATATTGAGAAGTTTTTCTCTCCGTTCACTTCCTTCTTCAAATGTATCTTTTATAATTTGAATTAATTTTTCCCAATTCTCTTGTATTTGTTCGGGTGTTAGTTCTTTCATTTCTTTACTCCATAACCATATTTAGTTAATTTTATTGTAGGTTCATTCCTTAACCTATTTCTGTAATTGTGAATTGGAATTCCTTTACCCCATTTTAGATGATTAACGAGCTCAAATTTACTCACACGGCCACATTTATGAATGTAGTCCAAAATTCTTTTATAGGTATCTGTTTCACTAACCATTTTCATTTGTTTTTCAGCTCTGATAAAATGGTCCACATATTGATGTATAATTTTATCCCAAGAATTTTCTTTTCCCAATTTAGATGACCTTTTTGAATATCTATTTCTTATATTTTCATTATTTAAAATCTTATTCATACTATACAAGAAATCTTCATCTGTTTTGAAATAAATCCCAGCATCCTTAGCATATTGTTCATAATAATCAACATCATAAAATATATAAGGTACACCAACTGCCATACCATCAGAAGCAGAGTTAGCCCAACCCGTGTGATGTGATTCACCGCAAACACCAACCCAACATTTAGATAACTCAGTAAAGTATCTTTTTCTATCATAGGTATCAACATAAATGTATTCTCTGTCTGGTGTATTAGATAACGGCACCCATACTTTAAAGTCCTGTCTTTTTTTCCAAAGTTCATCCATTTGTTTTAAAAACCACGGGTAACTCTTGTATCCATCAGGTCGATGATTAAAGACTATTATCTTTTCATCTTCATTAGGTTTATGTCTTTTACCCTTTACGTTATCCCATCCTCTTGGAAGTGGTTCTAATATTTTATCTAACTTTTCAACATCTCCATTAGGTAAACAAGTTGATGCATATTTCATCACGGTTTCTTTAACTGCCTGAGAATTAACACCACAACTGTTCATGGATAATAAACCAGCATAATGATTTCTCAAAACACTCTCTTCATATGGAGTAGTTTTAGGTATCTCTAAGTAAGCACTATAACCAAAAAATATAGGTCTACAATTTGTGATATTGTAAAAGTGATTCTTCAATTGTAATGTATGTTCTGGTAAATAAGTGTAAACGAAGTCCCAATCTAAATGTCTGTAATCCGTTATCTTTCTAATTTGTTTCGTATCAAACCCATGTCTCATTTCATTTGGATGTGTTGGTACATCATATAAAACCTGTTCTACATTATCATGTTGAAAGTTTGGCATAATTTCAGGTGTCAAGACAGTAAAGTGAATATCTTTTCTTAATTTAGTCAAATGTTTTAACACATTCGACATTGTGATGTAATAACTATCTTGTGTAAAATCCTTTTGCCATGTGATATTAGGATAAACTAAACATCTATATGGGTATTCCCTACCCTCATCTGTATCTTGAAAGAAGTTGTTCATAGCCGACTCTAAGCATTTAACTCTTTATAGACTTCTAAAACACAATCATTAAGTACAAGGGTGTTCCCATATCTATCAGGCACACCAGCTTTTTGAAATACTTTATCATTCTTTTTAGCCCACGCTCTTAAATTGTCATTTACTTCTGACATAAACGAATCTAAATTCGTTATTACCTCATCACCATGATACCTGTTTACCTCTCCCAAATGCATCATCATATTGTCAACTGTTTCTTGTAATTTTCTGTTTAGATGACATTTTTGCAAAATACAAGCAGCTGTGTTCTTAAAATCTAACGTAGCATCCATCCACTCTGTTTGGGTCAATTTATCAAAAACTTCACACTTACCATCTTTTGAAATGGAGACAAAATTATCTTTTAATTTTTCCAATAATCTCTTACGGAACTCCTTACTATCAAAGATAGCTTTACCAGATTTTTTCTGTAAATCTAAATCATTCTGAACCTTTTGTATGATGTGTTTAAAAAAGTAATTATATCTGTGAACTGTACCAGTGCTTTTAGCATCTACTAATTTCGTTTGAATCCAACCACTCTCTACAGCATCTACATAACCTTTCAACAACTCTGAAGCAATATCTACTTCACGATCAATTGAAGTTCTACCCTTGTATAAGTATTTAGCAATTTGAACAACACCCTTTAAGAAAATATTAACATTATCTGGGTGTCTTAAAGTTAATCTGTTTGCATCAGCATTACTAATTTTTTGAACTTCAGGAATTAGCTGGGCTTCCTCTATAGCAGAATTATACTTATTTATATCTAACTTTGATATTTTTTTAATAAGTTTTATTTGATGACTAACTAATTCGTAAGCCATAAACTTACCATTGTCTTTCTTTTTTCTGAAAAGACTATTCCACAATTTTATTTTATTTTTCGTTGGTTTATGTGGATTGCCTGATAAAAGACTAATGAATGAGTTTTCACCAGTAAATGGTCTTTCTAAACACGCAACATTATCTATGATGAACCAAGGTTCAAATCCCTCTATTTTCTGATGTTTTACTTTTGTTAAAAAATCGTTATGTTTTCCTAAAAATAAATTATCATCTAAACAATCATTATGTATTTTTAAATATTCGTCAATATCAATATCAAACTCATTATAACAACCTTCTAAAGTAAGTGCCGCAGTTAAAAAATTATGCTCTATCCAAATGGTTTCATTGTTGTTATACGCTTGCATTTCATTTGTGCTGACACCCAATGTTTCAAATTTAGCACGAATATTCATAGCAGATTCTGAATACCACCATGCATCCCAGACCTTTTTTCCTAAAATTTCTTTTAAAGAAAGCTGAGTATTTCTTCTTGCTTTTGGAGTCGTATATTTTGATAAACGATTTTCTATACGCTCTATTATTGATTTAAATCTTTTATTTTTTAATTTATATTCATTGAAAGAATCATCTTTAATTTTACCTATTAATTTAGTCCATTCATTTATATTTAAAAGTTGTTCTCCGTATTTAGATAAAACAAAAGTTATATTTCCCCTATCTTTTAAGAGACAATAACCTATCCTTTTATTGAGACCATCGCTATCATCAACTACAGTTACTGGAAAGAAATTTGAATCGCTGACACCACAAACAATCATAAAACCATACTTCATTCTAGTCTCAAATAAAGTGCCAGATTTCGATGGTGGTCTATTTAATGGAGAATTGCCAACAAGTTCTTTTTCCATTTCTTCTTCCATTGTCTTTACCATTTCAGGAGTTACGAAAACATCATAAAACTTTTCAGGACTCATTTCAGTATTAAAAACACCCTCGTGTGTTGAACTATACCTATTGGGATCTTTCTTCCAATCTCTTACTTTACATCTAAGTAGATTTGACCACTCACTTTCTTTTTTCATTTCATCCAAAATTTGTCGTCTTAAAGAAAGTTTTATTTTTCTTTTAACTTCTTTTGGAAGACTTTCAAAAGTAGTTAGATACATTTCATCACTATCTAATCCACGCATCTCCACATACTCAGGTGACAATTCAATTTTACTATTTATAAGTTGATTCATTATTATTATTCTCCATGTTTATATTTCTTTAATATACATACTTTTATCATTAAAAACAAGCAATTATTTATCCACTCACATTCCAAAACAATGCTCCCTCTGAAGCATACTCTCTCATGTATTTCCACGCCTTTGCATCATAATTACTAACCGATGGAAATGGTGGAGCATCTTCTTTCTTAACATTTTGTGGAAATGTTAATGGACATTGATAAACCGTAGCTGTTCCGAAATCGCCTTTATGTCCAACTGAAACACAATGATGATCTGCATCAGGCCATCCTGCCTGTAATCCCCTTGTAAGAGTACCGCTTGAACCTACCGTCCAAACTTCTTTTGGTTGTATTTCCATTTGTCGTGCAACTACCGCATAACTAGCAACTACCGCTGG